TCTCCTAAGCCTAAAAAAAGCAGCAACAAAGATAAAAAACTTAAAAAGAACAAAGGTGGTCCTGTAACTAAGAAGCCTAAAGGTGCTTACGCTGCAGGAGGCATGACTAAAAAGTCAGGCTATATGTATGGTGGCATGGCAAATAAGAAGATGAAGAAATAATGCATAACGGGGTTGCACTCTTGTATGTAGTCCTTTAAGGCAAAGCATGGTATAACTATCTGTGGTAATACATAGAGGAGTTATACCATGTTTAAGAAATTTATCAAAGTACTACAAGACAGCCAAATGCGTAGAGTACAATACTGGCAGTTAATTAATATGTCAGACTCTGCGCTTAAAGACATTGGAGTTACACGTGGTGAAATCAAGCAAAAGTTCTACGGGAAAGGCCAAGTCTAAGGTCAATGCGGCGGGTAACTATACTAAGCCTACTATGCGTAAGTCTCTTGTCGCATCCGTTAAGGCTGGCGGCAAAGGTGGAAAGCCCGGACAGTGGTCGGCTCGTAAAGCTCAAATGGTTGCCAAGCAATACAAAGCAAAAGGTGGAGGGTACACGTAATGAAAGTAGACGCACCTAAAGGTTATCACTGGATGAAACAAAAAGATGGCAGTTTAAAAGTAATGAAGCATGACGGTAAGTTTGTTCCTCACAAGGGGGCAAGCCTTACCGCTAACTTTGCAGTACAGAAAAAACACAATGCCAAGCAAAAGTAAAACAACTAAAGCAAAGAAAAAGCCAGCCGCCAAGATGAACTCTGGCGGTTTAGCTAAAAGTCAAAAGAGTCTTAAGTCGTGGACTAAGCAGGATTGGAGAACTAAAAGTGGTAAACCTTCTACGCAAGGCCCAAAGGCTACAGGAGAGCGTTACTTGCCAGCTAGTGCTATTAAAGCTATGGATTCTAAGTCTTACGCTGCGTCTTCAGCGAAGAAAAGAGCGGATACAAAAAAAGGTAAGCAGTTCTCTAAGCAACCTAAAAAAGCGGCTAAAGCTACCAAGCCGCACAGGAGAGTAACATGAGTAGGGTACTAAACGAAAAGCAACAACTCTTTATGCAAGTCTTGTTTGATGAAGCACAAGGTGATGTTGTACAAGCTAAGAAGCTTGCAGGGTACTCAGATGGGTACGCTACTAAAACCATTGTAGAAACCTTAAAGGATGAAATCTTTGAGGCTACAAAGTCTTACATGGCGCGTCTTGGTCCTAAAGCTGCTGTAGCTTATGGTAGTGCTTTAGTTGACCCTACTCAGCTTGGCATTAAAGAAAAAATGGTTGCAGCAGGACAGATACTAGACCGTGCTGGTGTAGTTAAGACTGAGAAGGTTGCAGTAGAGGCTAGTGGTGGTTTATTTATCTTACCCCCTAAAGAAAGTAGTGATGACTAAACATTTTGCGTTTAATGACTTAGGTTATTGGATGCTACCTAAGCCTAAAAAGTTACGACATTGGGAGAGAATACCTAGATTAGTAAAGTTTGTACCTTTTGGTTACGAGATAGACCCAAACGATGAACGTTGGTTAAACCCTATTGAGAAAGAGTTAGAACTATTAGAGCTTGCAAAGAAGCACTTAAAGCAGTACAGTTACAGAGAAGTTTCTGCTTGGCTTACTACACAGTCAGGCAAAAGCATATCTCATATGGGCTTAAAGAAGAGAGTAGACCTTGAGCGAAAACGTAAAACAACTGCTAGAATCAAGCGTGAGCTTGCCAAAAGGCTCCAAGAAGCGATCACGCAGTACGAAACGCTTGAAAAAGAAAGAACAGGCTACTACACCTGTCCAGCCGAGTAAAAATGTTTCACGTGAAACAATTCCAGCTACAGTAATACCTGCGCCGTTTGATATAGAGGAAGCACAAAACATTGTCTTTCAGCCTAATGCAGGGCCACAGACAGACTTTCTAGCATCAGGTGAGCGTGAGGTGTTGTACGGGGGTGCAGCAGGTGGCGGTAAGAGCTACGCTACACTAGCTGACCCCTTACGCAACCTAAACCACCACGCTTTTAGTGGCTTGCTTGTACGACACACTACAGAAGAATTAAGAGAACTTATACAGAAAAGTCAAGAGTTATATCCTAAAGCAATTCCGGGCATCAAGTGGTCAGAGCGTAAGTCTCAATGGGTTACACCTAGAGGTGGGCGTATTTGGATGAGTTACCTAGATAAAGACCAAGACGTTATGCGCTATCAAGGACAGGCGTTTAACTACATAGCATTTGATGAGTTGACTCAGTGGGCTACGCCTTTTGCGTGGAATTATATGAGGTCACGTTTACGTAGTGCCTCACCTGAGTTAGGCTTGTACATGAGGGCTACTACAAACCCCGGTTCTGTTGGACATCAGTGGGTTAAGAAAATGTTTATAGACCCTTCAGAGCCTAACAAGCCTTTTTGGGCTACAGATATTGAAACAGGTGAGCCATTAGCGTACCCTAGAGGTCACACTAAAGAAGGTCAACCTCTATTTAAACGTAGGTTTATTCCTGCAAGTTTGTTTGACAATCCCTATTTATCTGACAGCGGTGATTATGAAACTATGTTGTTGTCTATGCCAGAGCATCAACGTAAACAATTATTAGAAGGAAATTGGGATGTTAATGAGGGTGCAGCGTTCCCTGAGTTTAACAGAAAAATTCACGTTGTTGACCCTTACGATATTCCTAATAGCTGGGCGAAGTTCAGAGCTTGCGATTATGGGTACGGCAGTTGGACAGGCGTTGTGTGGTTTGCCGTATCACCCTCTGAGCAGCTTGTAGTTTATAGGGAAATGTATGTTACTAAAGTTACTGCTACTGACTTAGCGGATATGATATTAGAGGCAGAGGCAGACGATGGCACCATAAGATACGGCGTGTTGGACTCGTCCCTTTGGCATAAAAGAGGTGACACTGGCCCTAGCCTAGCAGAACAAATGATTATGAAGGGCTGTCGCTGGAGACCTTCTGATCGTTCAAAAGGGTCTAGGGTGTCAGGAAAAAATGAGATACACCGTCGTTTGCAGGTAGATGAGTTTACTGAGGAACCCCAACTCGTATTCTTTTCTACCTGCACCAACTGTATTGCACAGATACCTAGTATTCCTTTAGATAAGCGTAACCCTGAAGACGTAGACACTAACGCAGAAGATCACTTGTACGATGCTTTAAGGTATGGTATCATGACAAGACCTAGAAGTTCCTTGTGGGATTTCAACCCTTCAACACAGAGAAGCGGTTTTCAAGCTGCTGATCCAGTATTCGGATATTAAATATGGACCCAGATGATTTCACAACAGACTTTGAAACTAACTTAGAGTCAGGCGAGTCCTCTCACATTGAGGACGTTACCTCTGAGAGTGTGCATGACCCTAAGACAGGTCACATTATTAATTTGGTAATGGGTCGTTACAAAAGAGCAGAAGACGCACGTTATACAGATGAACAACGTTGGATGGATGCTTATCGTAACTACCGTGGTATGTACAATAACGAAGTACAATTTACTGAAACAGAAAAGTCTCGCGTATTTGTTAAGGTAACTAAGACTAAAACATTAGCTGCATATGGTCAGATTGTAGATGTACTATTTGGTAGTCATAAATTTCCATTAGCTATAGACCCTACTACGTTACCAGAAGGTGTAGCAGAGGCCGTACACTTTGATGCTTCTCCTCAAGCAGAGCAAGGAGTAGAAGAACTAAAAGAGGCTTTCTCACCTGTTTTGTTTGGATCAGATGATGCAAAGTTAAAACCCGGCGAAACTATAGACAGTTTGCGTGATCGCCTAGGCGGTATGGCTAAAAAGTTAGAGCCTGTAGAAGATAAGCTTATTGAGGGGCAAGGTACACTACCTTCAAGTGTTACTTTTAATCCTGCTCTTGTTGCTGCTAAGAAAATGCAAAAGAAAGTACATGATCAGTTAGAAGAATCGGGGGCTAATAAACAGCTTCGTTTAGCTGCTTTTGAGACTGCTTTGTTTGGCACAGGTATTATGAAGGGTCCGTTTGCTGTAAATAAAGAATATCCTAACTGGGATGATGAGGGTGAATATAAACCTACAATTAAAACTGTACCATCTACTAGCCACGTTTCTATTTGGAATTTTTACCCTGACCCTGACGCTTCTAACATGGATGAAGCTGAGTACATTGTTGAGAGACACAAGATGTCACGTTCACAAGTTCGTGCTTTAAAAGGCAGACCTTTCTTTCGTGATAACGCTATTGATAAAGCTCTTAGCATGGGTGAGTCCTATGAAAAGAAATGGTGGGAGCAAGCTATGGAGGATGACGCTCAAAGCGGTAAAGCAGAGCGTTATGAAGTGCATGAGTTCTGGGGTTTCGTAGATAGGGAAGTCTTAGAAGAGTATGATGTAGATATCCCTAAAGAACTAAAAGATACAGAGCAAGTA